ATATTTCTAGTATTTAAAGCATCTATAAATAAATCGAATAAATATGGATTAGTTTTATTATCAACTTTAATTTTAACATACTTATTATCAAACTGTTGCAAAAAATCTGGATTTAAATACTCAGATGTTGATACATCACCTTCCTCTATATCATCATAATCAAATTTCAAATAAATTGAATACGGATTTTTAATAAATTCTTTTGTCTTAGACTCTAAATCTAAAACATAAAATCCTTTTTGATCATCATAATCTTGCCAATTCATTTCATATGGTGTACCAATATATTCAATATTACCTTGCTGCGATCTATGATGGAAATGTCCAGAGTATACATCTTCATAATTGGAAAAGATTGTATTTGATAAACCATGTTCAGATGAAATACTATTTTGATACATTTTGAAACCTGATATATCAAAATGACCTAAGCATATAGATGATGTATCAGTTTTAATAAAATCTAAACATTCTGTGTAATTTTCTTTACAAATCCAAGGTATCATTGAAATATTATATTCAGATAATCTTGTAGGCTTATTAATAACTGTGATATTTTTAAATTGGTTTAAAAACAATTCACTAGAACTAACGCTCAAAGATTCTTTATAGTATAAATCATGGTTTCCTAATAATGTAATAAGTTGTATGTCATACTCATCAAATTTACGAAAAAAGTATCTAGAGAATTCAGATAGAGATAAATGATTGGTATGTCTACGAGAATCAAAAATATCACCTAATTGAAATACAGCCTGAATACCATGTTGTATTAGATAAGGAAAAAATATATTACTATAAAACTTCTCAAAAAATTCATTAAAATGTTGACTCCCACCTCGACAACCCGCATGTGTATCACCTAATAAAACTACTTTCACTGTTTACTCCAAGAAACATTCTATACCACATATTTTAGGCTTTTTAGCTGTAATAGCTTTTTGTGCTTTTTTAAGTTCAGCTTCTTCAAATTTTTGAATATATGAATACATATTATCATACACTTCTAATTGTTTAATTTGGCCATCACCTAACTCTAATAATTCAGCTTCATCTAATATACCAAAGTTTTCTGTTGCTTTGTATTTAATATATTGTTGCTTCTTTTCTTTTTGTATTCTACGAACAAAACACCACCATAATACGTGGGTAAAATATCCAAACGCATTAACATAACCGCGACTGTTTTGTTTAGTAGGATCAAAATTATTCAAATACATTAAACAATTTTCAATCCCATCAGATACCATCTCATCTCTAAATGAATAACCATAAAAATTAGGTCTACGAGATAATCCTTCAGCCAATTTCATAAAACATTCACCTACATAATCTGGTATACGAGGTTTAGCTTTACCATCTCGTAAAGCTAATAATGTAGCTTCTTTATGATGTGTCAATGCTTGTAAAAAATCTTGATTGTTGATATAATTCTTAGGTACACGTTTTCTATTAGTTTTAACTTTAACTTCACCATCATCTAACACAAGATCTAAGTCATCTACTGTAACTTCACCATCATCTAACACAAGATCTAAGTCATCTACTGTAACTTCACCAATATCAGAAAACTCAAATTTTAACTCTTCCATACCAACTCCTACTTTAATCAACAAGATATTATATCACATAAAATTAAATTTGTCAAGCACTATTTAATATAAAAGTAATATACATGTATTATGTTGTCTAATATAGTGTCAAGCACTATTTGTTCTTAGGAATCAACAACTTAGAAAAAAGTGCTTGACAAAACGACATTTTTCACTTATACTATATTAAGTTGCTTCTTCGAAGCTCTTTCGCTGTCGCTCAATCGCTTCTCAGAACACATAGTATTTGTTATTGCTGTTTTAGATTCCATCCAATGTTAAACAACTAAGGTGTCTGTTGAGCGATAGCGAAACAGAATGTATCTGAGCAACAGCGAAGATACATTAGATAGTTCAATGAAATGTTACATTGGCACTATCGATAGTGTCATCGATTAAAATTTCATCTAGTGTTTGTTTAATCTGTTTAGTGAGTTCTGATGTCGGATTTAAGTTATCTAATAATGTGTATAGATACTGTTGTCCAAACTCTGTTACACAATAAGATGTTAATAAAACTTCACTTAACTCTAATGTTGCATCTTGTGATGCATAAGCTCTACTAGTTAACCATTCAACGAAAATTAACTCTTCTTCTAATGAAGCTTCATCTATATCAAAATAAAATATTTTAGGATATTTAATATGAATTTTATTTTCTTTATAATCAATATAACAAAAACAAATAATATCTTCACCAGTTTTCAATCTAACAATTTTAACTTCAAATTTTTCAATCATATTTCACCCATATTCACATTAATTATTTTATAATCAAACTTTTCATTATCATAAATTTTAATACGTTCATTAAAATGTAATAATGTATAGTTTATATGTTTTTTAAATCTTAAATCATCAGCTATGTCATATAATTTTGCTTTATCTTTATTTTCATTTAAACGCAATACACGACCTATAGCTTGTAGATTTCGCACTCTCGATTTACTAGGACTAGCAAATATAATATTATGTAGATTTTTTATATTTGTACCTGTAGAAACTGTTCCAACTGAACCTATTAAAATTACATTATCTTGAGTTTCCATCGCTTTACGAATAGATTCACGTTCTTCAGCTTTTATATTTCCATGGATATAATAAACTTGTTTATCGACAGCATATTTTGACTTTGATATTAATTCATACAATATATCCCCATGCTTTTCAACATATTGATATAATAATAAAGTATTTCCTTTTAAATTTAATGTTAAATTTTTAATAAATTTGTTTCTATCAGTGTTACTTATTAGAAATTCTAATTCTTGTTGATATTTTAAATTTTTAGTTAATTTAGTTAATGTTTCAGGGTATTTTAACACTAAACATTTAATAGCTAAATCTGTCACTTGTTTACGTTCAATTAATTCTTTTGTTGTAATAACTTTTTTAACTGAACCGAATAAACTTTCTAATTGTAATTCATGAATCTTTTGGCCATTAAGTGTTCCAGTGACACCCACTCTATAATCTGCATTAGAACAATTTTTAACTATAGATGTTAAATTAGTAGCAGCTGCTAAATGTGCTTCATCACATAATACAAAATCAAATTGTTCAAAATAGCTTTTTGTTTTAATATTAGCTAATGATTGCCATGTACTTATATGCAAACTTTTGTTGCTATTTTTATCTTGACCAGCAAATATCGTGTGTATATGATCATTTATATCCCAACCATTATGACTAGAGTAATCTTGAAAATCGCTTGATAATTGATGGCATAAGCTTGTATTTGGAACTAATAATAATCCTTTCTTTTTACCATGTTCTAGTAAATATCTAACGATAGTATATAAAATCAACGACTTTCCACTCGATGTTGGGCTTAGGAGAACTAACCGTTTCACATTTAAAAAATCTAACACACTTTTAAATTGATAATCTCTAACATCAATTTTTTTATTATTAGAATGTAGATTTAAATCTGTAATAAATTTATGTAATTCTACGTTAGACACGCTAGTATAATGTTCTTTGTAATTATATTGTAGTGTATAATTGCGATCTTTAGCAAATGCTTCAAGTTGAGATAATAATCCAACATAAAATTCAATACTACCATTAGGTAGTATTTTACACAATCTAATCATACCATCCCATAATTTTGCTTTGAATGCTGGCATAAATTTATAACCAGGAGTATAAAAAGAAAAATAATCACTTAATTCTTGTGCAATACCACGATCACATTTCAAGAAAATATAGGTTTCATCTATTTTATCAATTTCAATAATCATTAGTATGAACCTGCTAAGAATCTTACATGTGTGCAATACTCTTTTAATTGAAATGTTCTGCTATGCAATTCTTTAAGTATTGTTTCACAAATATAACAACATTCGTCATAATATGCTTTTTTTTCTAGTAACTTAATTAAGTAGTCATCTGCCTCTAAATAATATTCTATGTTACCTTTTGTGCCAATCTTCAAATCAAATTGTTCCCACTTATATTGATCTAATGTTTCTTTATCCAGATTTCCAAGATAATATTCTCTGCGAATCTTTTTCATTTTATTATAATCAAATTTAGCTTTTTGTGTAGCCAATCTATGTTGTGATAATATTTCGATATATTTTGCATGTAATATTGGAATATTAACCAATTCTTTTTGTGGTTGTGTTTCATCGATAATGCTATCTACTTTCCAATATTCTAAAATTTGTTCAAGTTTAATCATAATTTAAAGTCTCTATACTTTCAATAATTCCATTCGCTTAAATTTAAAAACTGCTTGTGCAGTTAACGTGTTTTCCGATGATAATCTAATATCCATAGTGAATCCAGATAGTGATACAGGAAATAAATCTACAAAATGAAATTTCATTTTTGCGTTATTATTTGCAGATAGTGTGATTAACTCTGCATCGGCATACTGTGGATATTTAGTTTGTTCACTATATCTAGATTGATGTTTTAAATTTTTATATTCTTCATTGTTTTTTGGAAATGCTATACCACGCATCCAATCGTATATGTCAAACCATGAATTTAATTCTTCATCAATTAAAAAATTAATTGTTATAGGTTCATATACTAATTTATCGCCAGGAATAGGTAAATCGCTGTATGATGTTGATTGTAAAATGCTTTGAGTGTCTACACCAGGAACAGTAACAGATTGACAAAAAAACTGTGTTGATGTTAATCTAGGTATAGAAAATAAAAATTTAGCGGGTTGAAGAAGATCTGTATTACATAATGATGTGTCTTGAATAGCCATAGACTAGTCCTATTTAATGTGTTTACTACTATTTATTACACATAAAACTCTACAAAATAACATAGAATATGATATTCTTTTAATCATAAAAAAGGGGCTTTTCAGCCCCTTTTCTGTTTCATCCATGAAACTATTACGAGAGAGATCGTAATAACTCAATTACATAATATTTTTGATTGCCAAAATTTTATAGTAATTGTTTGAACGTGGATTCAATGCACCATTACCTTGGGTCAAACCTTCAGCAAATGGATTCGCAACTAAGCCGTAACGAGTTTTGAAACCAATTTTTGGTTGGAAAGTACCTGGATCAACTGCACGAACCATTTGTAGAGGAACGTATGGGCAGTAGAATAAGCCTGAGTCATAAGGGCTAGTACCTTTATAACCTACAGTACATAATTCTACATTGCTTACTGAACCACCAAAATATGGATCGATATAGACTTTGATACGACCGTGTAACAAACCAGCGAATGTATTACCAGTATCATCAACAGTCAAATCAGTAGATAAAGCAGGAGTATATTGTAATACGCCAGCCATAGCTAAAGCTGAAGCAACGTCAGATGATACGATTAAGATGTTACCTTTACCGCGACGAGTTGCTTTCGCAATTTGGTTAGCTTCACGTTCGATGTGGTAGATTAAACCTTTGAAACGTTCAACTGACCAACGACCATTTGAATCGGTGTCTAAATCGAATACGCCAGCTGTTACTGTGCCGAATTGCGCACCTGGTTTAGCGATTGTGTAGATTGTACGAATTACTTCGCGGTTCATTTCTGCTAAGATTTCAGTAGAAAGAACGTTAGATAATTCTGTTTCAGCATCCAATCCATGAATTGCTTTCAAGTCTTGTGCCATTTCTAAGCTATATTCAGCTTTCAATGCGCGAGTTT